TTAAAGCAAATCTACAAATACTAAATCACTAATTTACAACTATCAGAAAATAATATAGAACGCTTTTATGTAATCGATTTTTTCTATCTTTGACATAATTAATCAAATTTTATCAATGGCACTTAAAAAAGCATCAAGTTCTGATTTAGAGATTACTCTAAAGAATATGTTAGACGGTCTTATGAAAGACGTTGACATATTGAAAGTTGATGATGAAAAACTTCAACAATTAGTAAAATCAAGACAAGAATCTTTTTCTTCTATAAAAGAAATGCTTGGATTGTGGCAAAATTCACCAAATGCGCCAAAAGAAGAAAAACTAATTTACTACACTGAAAAACTTATTTTAGGTGGAGAAAAGTCTTCTCATATTTTACGACAAGCATTAATTAAAAAAATTGATTTCAACGACCTTGATCCGGAGAAGTACGGATTAGCGATGAAGTCAAAACCAATAGTTTACAAAGCTATTAGTGATATAAATTCCGGTGTAAATATTCTCAAAAGGCAAATTGAAACCAATACGCTTTCGTTCAAAGAGCAAGAGTTCAAACCTGGAATGGCCGAAAGATATGCAAATCAAGAATTTTTCCCCGAAAAAGACTATTACAAATCGTGGAAGGATGAAGAAAACGACGCTATTATTTTGGACCCAAAAGGAACCAAAGGCGAATTAATTGAACTCGACAATTTGAAAATGTGGCTACCGGAACCTCCAACTAATAAAAAGAAAATACTATTCAGCGATTTACCAAAAGAAGAGCAATATTGGAGAAGAATCGAACCGCCTAACGGATTAACCCCAAGCAATGAAGAAGAATACACGGATTACATTTTAGAAGAGTTCAGAAGACGCAGGGAAGGGTGTTGGTTCATGAATAACGGAGTTCCGACTTGGGTTACGGGAGCGCATTATATGGGTCTTCAATGGAATGAAATGATTGAAACCGGAGGCTACAAAGAATTTAGAAAGGCCCAATGTAATCTTTATTATTTCGCCTTAGCGACTATTTTAGATAAGCAATGCGTTGGAATGATTTTTACAAAAGGCCGACGTAGTGGATTTACGGAAATGGCGCTTGACCATTTTGTTGATAGGTCCACTTCTATTAAAAACAGAAAATTTGGTATTACTTCTAAAACTGAAGATGATGCTGAAGTTGCTTTCTTGAAATATTCGCACACAATTCAGAATTTACCATTCTTTTTCCGTCCGGTTGTTCAAGGGAAAATCGACGATAAGAAAAAAATGTTATTCGGTAAACCATCGGATAATACGAAAACCGCAAAGCAAAAAAACGATACTTCTACAAAAGACTACTTGAACGTTTTGGTTGATTATAGAGCAACAAATACACTTGCCTATGATTCCATTGCAATGTACTTATATCTTGGCGACGAGGCCGGAAAATGGATTCGTCCGAATAATTATGTTGACCATTGGACCAACGTAAAACCGACAATGGTTCAAGGCGGACGTGTAGTTGGAAAAGCGCTAATCGGTTCAACTTTAAATCCATTAGATAAAGGAGGTGCAGAATTTCAAACATTATATTATGGTTCGGATGTAACGAAAAGAAATGCAAATGGACGTACTGCAACCGGATTGTATTCATTCTTTTTGCCGGCCCATAAAAATATGGAAGACTACACCGATAAATACGGCTATTGTCACGAAATTTTAAATGAAGGTGAATTTTTCTACAATGCTCAAGGAATAAAAATGACGCAAGGCGCATTACAATTCTTAGAAAACGAATTTAGATCCGCGAAGTCGATGGGAGCCAAAGCCTACAACAACACCCGAAGACTTGACCCAACCACAATAGAAGACGCATTTCGTGATGAATTACAATCACAACTCTTCGACATCGAAAAAATCAACGCTCAATTAAATTATAATAGAAGATGTGATATTCAAAAAACACTTGTAAGAGGAAATTTTGAATGGAAGGATGGAATAAAAGACGGTACGGTAATTTGGGTTCCAAAAGACAATGGTAGATTTTTAATTTCGTGGATTCCGGCGCAAGAACTTAATTTAACAAACCGATTCGTAAAAAAGAATATATTTGGCGATTTGACCAAATGTCCAGTTAATGATAATTTAGGAGCGTTTGGATGCGACCCTTATGACCAATCAGCAGTAATAGATTCTAAACTTATTGCTACTGAAAACGGAGTAGAGCATAATTTAGGTTCAAAAGGAGCGCTTCACGGATATTTAGGAACTAATATTGGCGATATACCAAGTCAGCAATTTTTCTTAGAATACATCGCAAGACCAAAAGATGCCGATATGTTTTTTGAAGACGTGCTAATGGCTTGTTTGTTTTACTCGATGCCAATTATAGTAGAGAATAACAAAAAATTACTTTTAAAGCATTTCAAAGTTCGTGGATATAGAGGATTTTGTTTAACACGATTTGACAAGGACCCAAGTAGACTTTCTCAAGATGAAAAAGAATTGGGCGGATTGCCTAATAGTTCCGAAGATATTAAAAACTACCACTGGACATCAATTGAAAAATACATCATTGATTACGTAGGAGAATATTCACCGGAACCAGGAGAACAAGAAATTCGCCAAGTAGGAGCAATGGGAGTAATGCCTTTTAATAGAACATTGTCCGATTGGCTAAAATTCAACATTAACAAACGTACTGATTTTGATGCTTCTATTTCATCTGGATTTGCATTAATGGGAGTAAATAGACATAAATACAAACCCGTTATTGAAAGAAAACCCGTGAGTATTTCGTTTAAAAGATTTGGTTAAAAAGAGACGGTTGGCTTTCTGTAATTTCGGAAGTCCATTGAGTAGCCATTGCTTTTGCAATTCCACAAAAGGTTTTTGACCGTGCTTTTCGCCTTTCTTCTTTTGGCAGTTTTAGCGTTTCAAAATGCAAGCGACTATCGGTTCTCCCGCTTTTGTGAACGATAATATCAGGCTTAACAATCTCTGTTGACTGTAATTTAGGTAATCCTTCAATCCATAAGCAAGTACTTTTTCTTTCGGTGTGTCCAAATTGATATGGCTGTATTATTTGGGTTGGCTTTTTATAAAGGCGGCTCATTATTCCGATTGGATTTTCAATATAACCTCTACCAATTTGTTCAAATGCTTCGGCGCACTTTAAAAAATGCTCTACTGCTTCTGCTCTTTCTTGATGAATATTCGGAAATCTATCGGAATACTCAGGCTTGTAATATTTGTTTGCTGCAACTGTTAGTCGAGTGCATTCAGGGTGCATTCCTAAAAAATCAGGTTGAATTAATTCAATTGCTTCAAAACAGTCCATCTGCAAGTGTCTTTCAGGGTATTTTCCAGAAGAAGGCAATAAATCACAACTATACGCATCGTGTCCTGCGTTTAAAAAAGCCTCCATTACAATTTGGCTTTCTTCGTGAGTAATTAAAACCTTCATAAATTCATTTATTTAATTTACTTCAAAACTACAATTTTAAATCATAAATAAGTGAATCATAGAAAAATAGTATCAAAGTGATAAATACTATAAAAAAATTTTATCTTTGTTACAAAATTAGTTTACTATGAATCGAAGCGATGAGAAATTCGAGATAAAAGGCAATGTAGGTTTTCCTAATCCATTAGCGCGTTTTGAAGAAAAAAAAACCAAAACTTGGGGATTAGATTTGGCAAGAGCAATTCAGTCAGAATGGTACTACAATGCCGGAGGTGGATGCCGCTTCTATACTCAAAGAACTGAATTTTTAGAGAGAAGAATGTATGCCAATGGTCTTCAATCAATGGGTAAATACAAAGATTCTCTTGGAACAAACGGAGATTTATCATATCTTAATTTATCAAAAAAGCCAATTACCATAATTCCAAAACTTAGAGATATTGTAGTAAATGGAATGGCTGACCGTGGCTATTCAATAAAAGCAAACGCCACAGACAAAATCTCTCAACAAGATAGAGAATCATACAGAAAGCAAATTGAAGACGACCGTTTAGGAAAAGATATTGCTGTTTTGGCAAAAGAAAAACTTGGCGTTGAAGTTACAAGTATGCCAATTGACAAAATTCCCGAAACAAAAGAAGAACAACAACTTCACTTACTTTTAGAATACAAACCATCCTACGAATTATCTACTGAATTGGCAATTGAAGCCGTTATGAATGATAACGACTACAATAATATAATTGACCGAATCGTAAAAAAAGATTTAGTAGAAGTTGGATTAGCTTGTGTAAAAACAAGAACAGTTCCTAATCGTGGAATTACCATTGAAAGCGTTTACCCAGAATACAAAATTCAATCCTATACTGACGACCCATATTATAGAGATTGTGTTTATCACGGAGAACATAAAAGAATTGCTATCAGTGATGTTTTAATTGAAAATCCGTGGCTAAATGAACCAGAAAACGAACTTTTAAAAGACCGATTAATGTTTTCCGGTGACACTTGGGATAATTATTTTGGTATTCCGACAAATGAAAGAATAAAAGGCTATACCAATGTTCTTTACTTCACTTACAAAACCACTCGTGAGAGATTCAAAAAAATAAAAGAAAAAGCAACGGGAGAAAAAGTTGTTTCCGATGCTGATCCATTTTTTGACGAAAGCAAAGTTGCTAAAACAGATTACAAAAGAGTTTCAAAAGTAGAAGAGATTTTATTTGAAGGTGCTTATGTTTTAGGTGCTGATATTTTATTGGAATGGAAAGTTGCTGAAAATATGGCCCGACCAAAATCCAATAAACAAAAAGTATGTGACCAATATATTATGATTGCGCCAAATAGAGAAAAAGGCTATATTGATTCTCTTGTTGCAAGAATGATGAATATTGATGATTTGATTCAAGTTACAGAACTTAAAGCACAACAAATGATTCAGCGTATGATGCCAGATGGTTATTTAATTGACCCAGACGCATTAGCGGAATTTGATAGTGGCGACGGAAACGTTTTAAAACCGCAAGGAATTTTGGATATGTTCTTCCAAACGGGTTCGATTATTGCAAGAAGTTACACGGCAGGAGGCGAATACAATTACGCTAAAATGCCAGTAAGCCAATTGCAAACCGCAGGAAATTTAGAAAAACTTCAAGCATTAAGAATAGAAAGAGATTCTTACCGAAATGACCAAAGAGAAGTTATTGGACTTAATAAAGCATCCGACGCAAGTACGCCTGATAAAGATTCACTTGTTGGATTACAAAAACTTGCTTCTTTAAATTCCAATGTTGCAACTCGTCATATTTTGGATGCTTCAAAAGAAATTACAAGAAGAGTTGGAGAGGCAATATTTTATAGAACGGCAGATGTATTTACTTACTTTCCAGAATTAAGAGAAGATTTAGAGCGTAAAATTGGAGCTACGGCAGTTGAAGATTTGGAATCAATGAAAGACTTCCATTTAAGAGATTACGCCATTAATATCGACTTAGAACTTGACGATGAAGAAAAAGCTGAGTTAAATAAAGTTGTATCAGACGCTATTGTCAAAGGAATATTCCCAATACAATATAGATACAAAGTTCTTTCTATAAAAAACATGAAGCAAGCAAACGCATACATGGAAATACTGATAAATAAATACGAGAAACAATTATACGAAAAAGAAATTGCCAAATTAAAAGAGCAAGGAAACATCAATGCAGAATCCGCAGAAAGAGCAGAAGCAGCACGTCAACAGACAGAGCAAATTCGAGGTCAAATAGATATGCAAACTCAATCCTTAGTAAACGAAGGACTTGTTCAAAAAGAAGTTGTAAAAGGCGAACAGGACAGACTTAGCTTATCAATGAAAATCGATGGAGACAAAGAAATCGCTCAAATAACAGGCGGAGTTCAAATGCAAAAATTTGAAGAAGACAAAAAAGCAAAAGAAGAACGAGAAAATCTTCGATACACAAATCAAAGCAAGGAAAACTATCGAAAAGAAAAAGGAGGTCCGCCAATTGATTTTGAAAAAGACGAGCTTGAGTTAGAAGAATTTGAATGGGCGCCAACTTCAATGCAACAATAAAAAAATCCCGATACTAATAATATCGGGATTTTAACTTACCT